ATCTACAAACTTATATGCTGTGTCATGAACCGCCTGTAAAGCCATTGCAATTGAGAAAAAGGCATCCCCATGTCCTAGAGGTGTGTCGGGTGCTTTCAATTCATTACTTACAGACAGTATCTGATGCTTCTGTCTTTCGTCTTTGATTAACTTTATTTTACCACCATGAACGAAATTTTCAAAGACTGAAGCCATAGTATTTTTACTTTTTTGGGAGAAATGCATTCCTCTCCATCTAGCGTCTAATCCTCGGTCCTCTAATTCCCCACGTGTGTTATCTATGTACCCTGAAGTTAAATCAAAATTATCTGCAACTTCATTTAAATATTCTATTTGGTCTGAGTAACTCCAGCCATCTAAGAAAGAATGATGTATTTGTTGGATGTTCTCCCCTCGTTTCCTAAAGATAACTAAATGCGATGGATGTTTTTTCTTACCTACATCGAAACCTCCAAAAGTCTGGTCCCCAGTTTCCCAATCCTTATATTTCTTAGTCGCTGGGACAGACCTTAATGTAGCATCTTCACATTTTTCAATATCTTCAGCATCGAAATAAGACTCCGTAGCAAAGTGAGGAACTAACATAAACTCAGAAGCAAACGATTTAGGTCTAGCTTTCTGTTGTGCTAATAAATAGTCTTCTGTATATAACTCTGGCATCAATACTCTTCGTCCGGGAAGAGGGTCTAACGCAGGAAGAACTCTAGATTTGAATCTAGGGTCTTCTTGGAGCTTAGATAATAAGTCTCCCGGCATCATAGGTGTACCTACAACAATAACTGGAACCCCCTTTAAAGGAATAAACAAACTTTCTGTCATGAAGTGGTCTTCCACCTTAGTAATTTGACCCATGTTTAAAGGGTTCTCTGGGTCTCTCAGAACGTCATCAGCAATCAAAGCACCATTCACGTGCATACCTCGTTTGAAAGAAAACAAACCACCATGCATTATTTCCATAGGTTGATTGTTCTTATAAAATCTAGCCGAATAATCAGCTTTTGGGTTTCTATTTACCAACATTTCTGTGATAACTGGGTTCCTAGCAATCACTTTATTTATCTCAGCAATATGATATTTAGCCATTCCATCACTGTAGGATAAGTAAAGTACAGACATGTCTCTAGGGGCGGTCAATAACCTCCATACACTAAACGCATGTCCTAAAATAGTTGACTTAAAATGCCCTCTAGGAAGCACCCCTACATAATTCAGACCTGTCTCTACACATTCTTGTATGTCCTCAGCTAATACCCCAACGTGCCAAGCTTTAAAATATTCAGGATTATCATATGATAGGCTCCAAATATTCTGAACAAAATCTTTAAAGGAACCCACATCATATTTTTTCTGTTGCATAAGACCTTTAGAGAGTAAATCAAAGGCACCCTCAACACTTACAATATCTTTAGGCATTTCTATATATCCCTATGTTTTTGTTCGATAGCTTTTAGTTTGATACCGATTCTTTGTAGAGTTTCATTGTCGGAAATTTCTTCAATCAAAACACTCATGATATCCTGAACAAATTCCATGTTAATCATTCCTTGCAGAACTTCTCTCTGTCCTTTTATACCTATGTCTGCGGCTCGTGCGGCATCTAGGGCTCGGTCAAACTGCTATCCCTTTAGGTCTTCTGAAGCTTGCCCAGCTATCTGAGAGTAACTATCTAATTGTTCCGATTGCATTCGAGCAAATCGTTGCCCCTCTGACTCAGCAATTTTTTGTTGCTGGTCTGCAATAGCTACAGCTTTTTGGTCTCCCCAACTTTCTTTCTTAGCCCATGCGTAGATAGTAGGTGGACTTACCACCACACCATTTATCGAAAGCTCCTCAGCTATTTGTTTAGCTGATTTATCCCCTTGGAGGTACATTCGCATTGCTTTTAATTTTGTTTCTTCTGGTATATGTTTAGGCATAATCTTAGTTAGTCTTTAAATTGGTCATATATACTGTTGTCATCCATCATTCCGTATCCAGCATCAGACACATTTTGGGAATCAATGTTACCCCCTAATGGACTTCCGTCAGAGTTTAAGAATTGAGAGAAATCCCAGTATCCTGTTTTATCTGTATGAGCTGTGTAACAACTTGGTACTTTTATTTTTGAACCATGTGGTAATTTTATTTCATTAAATTGCATCCCTATTTCACCCCTAGTACATATCCCAGCCCAAATGTGTTCTTGCTCTGCTATTGGAGTGTAATTAGTTCGCTTTAAAAGAGTTCCTGTGGTTCTCTGTAAATTTTTTACTTGTTGGTTACTACCACATTTAGCAAACTTACACCAAACAACAGCACCATACTCTTTTTTTACATCTTCTATAGTTGGAAGTTTCTTGGGAAACTTATCTTTATATTCCCTTTTAGTTTCTTCCTTCTTACCCGGAAAAAACATTTGGAATCCTCTTACTACTTTACTTAGTCCACCTGCACCTATCATACTAGAACCTCCTCTTATTCCATAACGCTATACATGCTGCATCAGCGTAATCTTGTTCGGGGAATCTATCTCCCCACTTTTCTATTGCAAACTTCATGATTGCATCTTTTTTTAAACTTCCTTTACCTAAGATTTCTTTTTTCCATTCAGCGTGATGTATAAGTGCTGTATCAATGTCATTTAAAACAAGCACTGCCCACACTGCTCCTATTATATTAGCTAAAGAAATCAAGGACCTTCGGTTTTGTACGAAGATTGCAGCCTCTACAGCTGCTTTATCTGTTATATTTATTTTACTCATTTCTTCCGAAAAATCTACCACAATTTCGGGGAATCTTGCAGCGGATAGTTTCTTATCACTAGACCATTTGTATAGTCCCACAAGGGCTTCTGTGTCGTCTACGACAGCCCCATGTATTGCTTTACTTGATGTGTCTAATCCTAAATAGTTTGCCATTAGTATTTATCCGTAGTTCTTACTGTGACTACCCTACTTACCGTTCCGTAAGCTTCTTTATATGTTTCTAACAAACCCCTAAGTCTTTTCAATTCAGCTGCTTGTTCTATAATATCTCTTCTTAGTTGAACTAGGGCATCATACTTCTCCATAATTTCACCCTTCAATTCATCTTTAGTAGCTTTTTTACGCCCCGCTTTTTCATGCTCTTGGGATAGTCTAAACGAAGCTTTACTGTAACCTTCATTAAATGATGCTTCTAAAGCACCTACAGTGGCTTCAATGTCAGCTACTTTTGTTTGTAGAAAAGCATTGTATCCCCCATACATAGTTAGGAACCTTTCTAGGTCTTTATCCGAAGCTTTTGATAAATCAGAAAAATCTAATCCTTCATACTCTGGTAGTTTTGGGTCAAATATAGGTATACCTAATGAGTCAATTCTTTTAGACACCCTCCCTAATGCTTTCATAGGAGTCCATTTTGTCTCTCGCTCTTCCATTATAACAACCCTTCTTCTACTAGTCGACAATCACAATATCTAGGTCCTGTACATTTTTCAGGCATTGCTAACATGTCTTTAATCTTAAAACACCTCTCTAATATATCAGCCCAATGTTCCGGGTCTTTATCTACTAAAAAAGCTTTTATTTTTTGGTTATTTTTATTTTCATATAGCACAGTACCTTTGTCATAGTTTCCCATATTAAGATACATTTGAATTTGAATGTTGTGTTCTGGCAAGGGTTTTCGTAATGTATCAAACTTTGATGTATTAATAGACTTCAACTCAATAGGTATTACCCCATAATTAGCATGCCTAATCAGAAAGTCTATCCTGCCAGAAATCGCAGGGATTTCATACTTTACAGAAACCTCTCTGTCAATCAGTATCCCCATTTCAGAAAACCACTTCCCAACCCGTTCTTCTAAAAAACTACCGTTCTGGAAAATTCTCTCCAAAACTGCTGGTAAGGGTCTGTCTACCATACGTCCATTGTAACATAACCATACATATCTGTCGCATGAGTTACTTATAACAGATGGGTAAAACACCTGCACACCCCTAGAAGTCATTGTACCCTCTAAGTGTTCATCTATCAAATCTTTTAGCCACATATCTTGTCTATGGGCTGGATTAGCTTTCCTTTTCTGTATCATTCTAAACCTTTATCTAAATTATTTAGTTCCAACCAAAGTTGGTCTTTTATTTTTTCGTTTGTTTTTTCTTTTATATGAATAATATAATCTATATCTTCCAAGGATAAAAGGTCTGAGTCCCTTTTCCTATCCCGCTTACCTAAATGACCATATACTCCATCCGCTTCCACAATCGTTTTTATTTCAGGTATGTAAAAATCTACAACATACGGATGGTAATAAGCTTGAGGTTCATAACTTAATCCAAACTTAGATAACCATCGAGCTATAATCTCTTCTTGTTGGGTATAGTCTCTAGGGGGTAAGTTCATCTTTTAGTTTTTCAAACAATTTTTCGTCTTCGATAAACTTTGCCTTTAATCCATTCATACCCATAGCTTTCACATCCCCATAAGTATACCACGCCCCAGCCTGTGTTATTAGTTTAGCCTCAATACCATCTCTAATAAAGCTTTC